TTGGACAGGATCATTACCTTCAGCCTCAATTTGTGCTAATCTAAACTTACGTTTAGCATCTTCTCTAGATAAATCTCTATATTCATCATATTGATCTTCACTAAAATGATAAACATTATCATAAATCCAATCAGAAGGTACTAAACCTTGTTCTAATAATTGCTGAGATAATTCTGTTTTAGATTTAAGTAATTCTATTTTTTCCTGTTCTAAAATAATAGAAGGTGCTGCCATATTTAAAGTAAAATTAGTTAATGTTTCATCAGTATACCCTTGAGTATATAAATGAACTAATGCAATTTTATTTAATTCTGATAATACAATTCTTTGTATTCTTTCTATTGTACGAGCAAATCTAATATCCTGTTGAGCTAGTGTAGCTTTTCCTTCTATACCCTCTTCATAGCCTAAAAATGCTTTTGGTATTTTAAGTGCAGCAAATAGTTTACCTCTTAAATATTCAACATCTTGAATACCATCATACTGTAAACCAGGTGTGGTTTCTATTTTTGTTGTTGCATCATTACCTCTAATTGGAATATAAAAATCTTCTAACATGTTTTGCATGTTATATTTTAAATTATATTCACCAGTTCTATTATCTTGGAATGGAGTTCTTTTTAATTGTGAAATAGTTTTTTGCATGAATGTTTCTACTTCATTAGGAGGTATAGAACCAATATTCATATAAAATATTCTTTTTTCTGGTGCTCGTGCTATTCTATGAATTAACATTGCATCTTCCATTAAAACATATTGTTTATATAATTTACGAGCAGGTTCAATATAAGATCTACCATAAGGAAGATAATTAACATCTGAAATTAGTCTAAAATGGGCCATTTCATAGTTGTCAAAGAAAATACCAGGTTCATTTTCTAAATTAGCTCCTGCACCTGGAACTGGATACATACCTGAACTTATATTATCCATACCATCAGGTGCATATCTATATCTTATTTCAGCTGGATTATCAGGATTGAAAGCTTCTTGTCTTTCAATATGATAAGCTGTATATGGTATAACATTATATACACCATATTTTTCAGCTATTTCTAATTTTAGGAAGAAATCACCATATTTACACATTTGTCTAATCCACATCCAAAGATTAAATTCAATATTTAATACGTCATAGAATAAATTATATAATATTTTTTGAATGTCTTCATTAGCACTTCTAATTTGAAGTACTTCTCCCATATCATTTTTTAATGTTGATTCATCAGATAAAATATCTAAAGCAGAAGCTATAATAGCATCTTGATCCATTAAATCGTACTCAGAGTATAATTGAGGTCTTAAATATTGATAATTAATATTAAATTGAGCCCCATATAAAGAAGAAGGACTTGTAGAATAAATTCTATTATATCTATCTAATAATGAATTAGTTTCGATTTCTCCAGTAGCCTGTATTTTACCACTGTCAATTACTTTTACTTGATTACCACCTACATTTCTTATTATTACATCAGTAGAAAATAATCTTTTTAATCTTGAAAATATGCTTTTATCAGCCATAATATATTGTTATTATTATAAATATGATTTAGAAGAGCCATCTAATGTCTTCTTTATCATTCCCAAATTTTTGTTCGTAAGGATTTTTATTTGTTTGATTACTTCCATATCCTAATTGGTATGGTGATCTATTAACAGACATATTACTTAATGATTTTTTAGTAATATCTATTCCTCTTTGTCTAAATTTTAAAGCCGTATCTCTAATATACATTGCTATACCAAAAGCCATAACTAAATCATCATTATAACCTCCTTGAGCTTCGGGTCTTCCATTTCTCCAAATAAAAGTTCTCATTTCTTCTAATAAACGTTTAGATTGAAATGTAACACCTTTATCACTTAAATATTCCTGAAATTTACCTACTACCATAGGTCTAGTCCTTGAAGACATAGTAAAACCAGGAACCATTCTACTAGTATCCATATATTTTTCAAAATAAGAATTGGCATTTGGACTTTCTGTTTTATGAGAATAGTATAAATTAGGATAAGCTCTATCAATACAAACTTGAATAGTTGCCCAACCAATATTAGCATTTTCAACTACTAATAATGCTTCATTATATTCTGTAGCTAAACCAACTAATAAATGTCCATATTCTTTAGTTCCAATTTGACCCTTATATTCGGCAACTTGTACATTACTTTCAATATCAATAACATGACATGCAGAATAATCTTTACCATCGCCTCTAGCAACATCAGCTACAACCATATAATTTCTAGTATAGTCTGGTGATTCCCAAACCCATAAATTTTGATCAACTCCTCTTCTTTCCAATGGATCCTTTATAAATGTTTTTTCGTAATATTCAATATACTCAGGATAGAACACAATGTCACCGGATGTTGAAAAATCACAGTCACATTCTTGAGCTGCCATTCTAGGATCACCTAATAATTCATCTTGTCGTTTTCTCCAAGCATCATCTCTTTCTGGATGAACAAACCAAGGTAATTTTATAGGCAAAAAATCATTTTCTGATGCTTCTGCTCTTGTCCAAGTTTGATGAAACCAATTACCAGTACCATAAGGAGTACTTAATGCTATACAGCCCCCTCCAGTAGCAAGTGTTTGTTGAGCTGATGCCCATATTTCACCTATATTTTCAATAAATGCCGCCTCATCAATTAATAACAAGGATACTGCTTCTGATCTACCAGCATCACTACTTGCAGATGTTGCCTTAATTTGTGAACCATTTATAAGCCTTAAATTTAATTTATTATTTTCAGCTGCATCTACTTTTAACCAGGAAGGTAAATTTTCATACATAAATTTTACCTTTGTAACCATATTTTTAGCGGTTTCTTGTTTTGTTGCTATACAAAGAATATTTTTATCTTTAGCAAATAACATCATCCATAAAGAATAACCCGCAGATAAAGTTGATAAACCTAACTGCCTTGATTTTAATACTATGGAATAGGGGTTATCTCTAAACAACTTTAATACTTTTTCCTGAAATGGATATAGATTAAATTGAATTCTACCTCTTTGTGGATGTTGGATGTAACAGTATTTTTTCATAAAATGTACAGGGTCCTTAGCACATTTTAGATACTCAGATCTTATTACTTTTTTTATTTCCGACATTATTTAAGTAGAAAAATGGTAACAGCGACAGCTACTATACCAGCACCCCCCATTAATTTTGTTTTTAATTGTTGTTTTTTTAAATCGGTTTCTAATTTTTCAGATAATTTTTTTGAGAGGGTAAGTTGGTCTGATTTTGTATTTAATATAGAATTAAAGTTACCAATTTGATCTTTTAAATTAAATATAACACTATCTTTTAAAATTATTTTATCTTCTAATAACTTTATCTTATCAATATTTAATAATAACTCTTCTTTAGCTCCGTCTCCTGAAATTAGATCTTTAATTACTAATTTTGCTATTGGTTTTTGTAATTGAATCGAGGATGGCACTGTATCGTTCTGTGAAAAACTTTTCAAGCTCATCATCATTAAAATCATCAACGGCACTAATTTTAGTATTAATTTCATACTTTAAATTATTTATTTTTTGATTTTTAAAATCAAGTTCTTTATCTAAACTACTTAATTGGTTATTTAATGTATCTATTTTAAAAGTCAATTCGTCATTTTCACTATGTAACGAATCGACTTTTTGTTCTAATGCATCAATTTTAGCATTATACTCTTCAACATATCTTTCTCTATCTGAATAAAGTAACCAAACTATAATACAAATAAGAACTATAATTTTTAATATGTAAATAACCCTTTCCTTATACCCCATTATATTTTTTTATCTAGAATATTTTCTAATTCCTTTTTTAATTTGGTTTTAGCTTTTAATTTATCTAATAAAATTTCCTTTTCCATTCCCTTAGCCTTAGAATAATCTCTAGCTAATGTTCTCATATCTGATTGAATTTTAGCTAATTCTTCAGCTGTTTTAGCTAATCCCTTATTTTTAGAAATTTCATCTTTAGATGGTTCTTTTTCGTCTTCTTCATTCATGTTTTCTTTAATTCCACTTTGGGCATCAAATATTATTTCAACATGATTATCAATATACTTTACATCGTCTTTAGGAATACCTAAATTTTCAGCCATATCTTTAATAGTATCAGCTATATATTCTACTTCACCTGAAGTAACGATTTTTTTAGCATAATCAGCATCTTTTACGGCTCTTAATTCCATTTTAAATAAAAGGTCATTTAATTTAGCCATTCTTATAACTTCATTTTTTCTATCAGACATATCACCATAACCACCAGCAACTACTTTATCCATAAATGCTTTAGCAGCAGGGCATACTCTATAATATCGTGTTTGATAACCAAATACATTTACATTATATCTATCAGCTGCTCTTTCAGCTTCTTCTATACCAGCATCTTTTTTCAGACTAATAGTTTTTTCAAGTTCTTTATTTAACTCTTGTTGAGCTTTAACCTCTTCTTCTGTTGCCTCAGATAAAATAGAGATAATATTTTCTTTGATATAATTTTTTAAATCAGATTTTTTCATTATAATAAGGGTTTTATTATAAATATATTAAAGATTTGTAAACTTTAATATTTGCTCTATACGCTCATCTGTGGAACCTGAGATTTTTTCTATTTTATTAGCCATGTGGCTATATCTCTTAATAAGTGTAGTAATTGTAAAATCAATTAAATCTCTATAATGTTCATCAGTTTCCCTTACCCCATTATCTTCAACAGGAATACCATAAGGAGAAATATAAAAAATATAATCATATTCCCTAACAAACTCTTTAGCATAATTTTCAAAAATTTCTTTATCATAATGTGAAATAGATTTTGCATTCATTGTAAATGCCATAACATCAATTACTGTTCTATCTGTAATAATGTCATTATTCATTAATTCAGCACAACGCTCGGCCAAAAATATTGTTTGACCTTTTAATGTAGAATCTGTGTTTAATGGAATACCTAAATCATTTAAATATTTACTACGTTCTGTTGCAAATTTATAATCTTTAAATTGAGATAATTCCTTTAACGCTTTAACTAATGTAGTTTTACCTACACTCATTGTACCACATAATCCTATTTTCATAATTTAATTTCTATAATCTGAAAGGTGAGTTTTCATTGATTGATTTTTATAATAAGGTAATCCTTCTCTCTGTTTTCTAGCATCATTCCATTCTTCTTTTGAATGCTTAATACCATATAAATGATATTCTCCTTTTTTTTCATTACCTTCAGGAATTAAAGCATATCCTTCCCAATTATGAAGCTTACCGTCCCAAACATATGCTATGGTTCCATCTGCTTTTTTTAATTTTCTACTTTGTGGAAATGGTGTTTTATCTGTCATAATAATTGTTTATTTATAATATACGAAATTATTTTTAATTATCCAATATTTTTTCAGCAACTAGAGTACCATGTGCACCTGATACAGAAATACCTCTAGCTGATAAAGCATCACCAACAAAGTGAACATTTGGATATTTTGTTAAACTTAAATCTTTATAATTTACTAATGGCTCAGGAGCTAAATATTTAACTTCAGGTACATAAATTCCCCAATCATCTTTAAGTGTTGGGAATACCTTTTTCATATCCTCTATAAAATCAACTATATACCAAAAATAGGGTTGCATTGCTTTACTTATATAATGCATTGTATCAACTTTAACAGATGATACTTCTATACCCTCAGAAGTTTGTGATGGTTCTCTACTTGGACTATAGTATAACCCTGTACCATCTTTTTGTAATTTATTTACTACTTCTCTTGCCCATTTAAATGGTTTATCTATACCTCTAATTTCCATTAATATACCAAAATTTGTCATATCATTTCTAAATGACTCATCTTTTTTAGCATGACCATTATATGAATGATCACCATATGTTTCTTCTACAGCAACATAAGCAGCATTATTATTTGTACAAAATGATCTTAATGATACACCTTTATCTTCAAATTTTCTATATAACTTAAAATCATAGGCAACATCAATTAATTTTTGAAAGTGTTTTTGTGGTGCTTCAAATCTAACTCCTATTTGTACTGGTTTTTCTTCAGTTGGTAATTCGTATTTTTTCATTATTTCAGAAGTAAAATCAATACCTGATTTACCTACACCAAATATAAGTTTATCATAATTAAAATAACCATAGGGTTGACCTTCTGGCTCAATAAATACTTGTTGTGTTTCAAAATTAATATCTACTACTTTAGTTTCCCAATGAAATTCTACACCTTTAGATACTAAATAATCATACCAACTTTTACCAATTTCATGTAAATAATCAGTACCAATATGCCAACATGGGAATAATCTTAAACCAAAATATGGTTTAATAAATTCAGGTTCTTCCTCTGGATTTGATAATATAATTTGTTCTGGGTGAGGGTGAAATCTACTAAAATTATCTACTACTTGCTTCATAAGCTCCATAGCTTTTTCTTCACCTACATATTTAGATAATTGTCCCCCGATTTGAGTAGAATAAGTTAATTTACCATCACTCCAACCACCTGCACCTAAGTAACCTGTCATTACTTCTTCATATGGTCTTAAATATGGATCTAAACCCATATCTATAATAGTGATTTTACCTTTAAAATCATTATCAACTAATTTTGTAGCAGCATTAACACCTGCTACACCTGCTCCAATTATTACTACATTCATTTAATTTATTTTAATACATTAATATACAAAATTTTTTTATAATATCCTAATCTTTTTTTATTATAACCGGAAGTGGATTAAACCCCTCTGGTATGGAATATATTTTAGTTAATTCCCTAATTTTATCTTTTTCTAATCTATATAATGGTAAATCATTAAAAATAGTACCATAAAACATTGTATCTCCATTTTCATCTGGTTCAGTCCAATATCCACCCTTTTTTTCTTCTCTATACTTTACGTTATAACAACAATTTTCGGGATTATTATCAAAATATATTTTATTAATTTTAATATTAGGAAATATTAAATTTAAATGTTTTTCAGCTATAGTTAAATCCTCCGATTTACAAAAACCAACTCCCGATATTATTACATGATTATTATTAGTAATAGCTTGTATTAATTCTTCATACCTAACTTCTCTTCTAAAATCAGTTTTAGAAAAAGAATCAACCGTTTTTAACATCCAATCATCAAAAATTATATAATTAATAATAGGATGAGTTTTATAATACTCTATTAAAGTACTTTTACCTGAACCAGGTAAACCAATAATAAATGTAGCTTCTTTCATAAATACAAACCCATAAATATACAAAAAAAAAGCTGTAGCTCCAAATATTGGGCCACAGCTCCTATAATTTTTTTAATAAATCGACTGGCTATGAATCAGTCTATATGTTACTTACAGCATTTACTCTCACACCAACCAAGACATACTTTGTTAAATGTAATTTTACAAATTGTTTTACAAATTTTTTCTTTCATTATAATTTTATTTCTATTTCAACATAATCAGATCCAATATCCCAATCATGATCAAATCTTTTAGCTAATTCCATAAATGCATGATCTTTACCTATAAATTCTTCAATATTATTTTCATTATAAAAATCATCAATATCATCTTCTCTATCATCATATGAAACAGAAAAAGATACTTTTCCATCTTCAACAAAACCGTCATAATTACCTGATTTGCTTTTTAAATAAGCCATAGCACCATCTTCATCAGTTTCAATTTCCATTTTAGCCGAACCTAAATTAAAATTTTTTGTTTCTACTTTTTCAAATAGTCTGCCTTCAGCTAAATATTTTCTTAAATCAAAGTTATCCATTTTTTATACTGTAAAAGTAAAGAATTTTAAATCTTTACCTGCTATTTTTATATCTTCAGGAGGATTACCAAAATCATTTTCAAATTTTGTTTTGTCCTCTAAAGCATCATAATCATCTTTAAACATGTAAGTTATACCTACATCACCTTCACCTTGACTAACTACTGCTCCAACTATATTATATTCTTCACTATCTTCTGTGCCTCCTATATCTCGAAAAGATTTAACTTGATCAATTTCTTTACTTATAAAATCATTATAATCAACTTCTTCCTCATCATCTAGAAATTCATCACGCATGTGTTGTTTTACATCTTCAACATTAGCATTTAAAAATGAGATTAATTCTGGGTATTCTTGTTCGTATAGCTTACCCTCAGCTAAATATTTTCTTAAATCGAAGTTATCCATTATCTTTTTAGTTTTAAAATTGATTTAGCTAATTCTTCTAAATATTCATTAGCTTCTTTATCATCTAATTCTTCTAAATCACGTTTAATTTCGTCAATGTAGTAAGAATCATCTTGATTTTCATTTAATTTACCTTCTTGTTGATAATAATCATCTCTATCACCACCATAAAATTGACCATAATCAGTTCCATACTGCATAGCTTCTTTCCTCATTACTTCTTCAGGTACTTCAGTACCTTTAGGGTATTCTTTAAATGTATCTTCATGACCTTCAACCATATCAAAGTAATCTTCTACATCATACCATTCATGACCTTGTTCATCTGCTAAATCCATTATTTCTTGTGTACCATAATGGTATGTATTAAAATTAGGATCAACAATCACTCCATTTACTAATGAAAATATCTCAGCATTTGGTCCTGCTTCTTTCATTTCTTTGTCGTAGTCGTAATCATTACCCTCTATGAATTTAAATTTAGTTCTATCTACAACAACTTCTTGTAGGTATATTTTACCTTCAGCTAAATATTTTCTTAAATCGAAGTTATTCATTTATTCTAATTTTTAAATCTGTTGAACCTTTATGTATTCTATGAATACGATGTCTGTTTATAAATATACAATCACCTTTTGATAATAACAAAGGTAATTCATTATCAAATTGAAATTTCCATCCTTTACCTTCTAATATTTCAATATTTCTATCTTCATCATCCATATGCCAAATTAAATCCATAGGATCTACGTCTTTTGAAAATATTCTTATATTAGAACTATCTTTATATGGTTTCATTTTTCTAATTCTGGATGGAATTTTATGTAAACTTCTTTGGCATCATCTTTTATTGATTCACCATCAACTTCTACTTCAGCTGGATAAACGCTAGCTGCGGGTCCATACCAATAATTTATTTTATATCCCCCTTCTTCTGTTAATTCAACAATTAAGCCTCTTTGATAATCTTTTTCTTCAGCTTGTAAATAAACTTTTTTACCTCTAGGTAAAATTAGTTCTGCCTTAGATATTCTATTATTATCCTCTTCTTTTTGTTCTTTTAAATATTTTCTTAAATCAAAATTTTCCATTACCAAAAAGTATTCATATTAGCACCTAAACCTAACAGTGAGGCATATCTAGGTAGTCTACATGACCAATATCTTGCTGTAGTCCTATCATTAGCTGTTTTACATCTATGACGAGCAGCAAATGCTTTTCTTGCTTTAGGATTTCTAATTTTAGCTTTTAATCCACCTGAACCAAATGTAACTTTTTTAATTTTTTTAGTTTTAGGATCTCTAACATAAACATAGTATGCCTTAGGACCTCCTCTTTTTGGTTTTCCAATAGGTGGGTCTTTCTTTTTCTTTTTTTTCTTTTTTGCTTCTGTAAGTGCTTGTTTTAAAATTTCTTTAATTTTGATTTTTTTCTTTGGATCAGCTAATCTACCAAATAAATTTTGGTCAATATCTATTCCTAAAGCAGATTTACCAGTAATAGCACTAGAAAGAGAATCAATACTAACATCTAAATCTTCAAGATCCTGTTCTCTACTAGTATCACCTTTTTTCATGTCTTCTAAAGCTCTTAAAATATCTTTTAAAACGTTTAATCTTTCTTCTGGTGTTTCCTTTAAGGTTTTTAAATAAGGTTCTTTAGATCCATCTTTATAAATAACAGTCCAATTTTCTGGGTCATTTCCTTTTTTATCTATTTTTTCTACTTCTTTTCCTGCTATGGTTAGTTTTTCATTTAACATAGGTAAATCTAAAGGTACTGCTTCACCTTCAAATAATCCAAATTCACCTAAATGTGTTTTAATTAAATGTTCATCTTCCTCGCATAAATCAATTATGTCTCTGGAATACATTTTTCTAGCTTCTCTAATTAAATTTAAATGAGCATCTGAACCAATTCTAAAAACTGATTCAAATAAAGGAATATTTTTATCTAAATGGTATTGTAAATTTTCAGATAGTAAAGATTTTACCTTTACTTTACCTTCTGTAAGTAAGGGGCCCCTTATTGATTCGCAAGTATTACATCCACATTTTTGACACATATCTTATTTTATTATAAATATTAACTATAGGTTACCTTGCCATTTTTATCAGTTGTCTTTTCAATACCGGCTTCTTCAATATATAAAGGATTTATTACCCATTTATAATCATCCCAATAAAAAACTCTACTTCTTGATTTGCCTTCTTCATTAGTGCCTCTTAAAGAAACATATAAATCAGTTAATTCTTGAATATTGCTTTCAAAAGATTTAAGATTAGATAAAAACTCTTCTATTGTTGCGGGGTTTTTACCTTTATAATAATAATTAGCATCTCCATCAGTTTCACCAAATTTACCATCACCAGTAAATGCTTCAAAAGCTTCATCTTTACTTAATGGTTGGGATAAAATTGAAGGTGCTTCAGATCCATATTGTTGTTGTCTATCCTTAATAAACATTGAAATTTGATAGGATTTTAATTTACCCTTAAATAACCCATTACCAGCTCTTGGATCGGTAGAATTAATTAAAGCTTTATAAGCTCCTAAGACTATTGGTTTTAATTTATCTCCTAATATTTGTTTAGCTCTTTTTGCCCCCATCCAATTTTCAATATAAGTAGCATTATCAGCTTTTAAACTTACTTTCATAGGAGAAGTTAAACCTTCTGGAGATGGTTCTGTATTAATTTGTAAATCATTTTTTGGGTATCCTACTCCTTTAAAATTAGGATCACCTAAATAAGTTACTTTTAATGGTTTTCCTTTATATTCAAATTCCCAATCTGGGGATGTTTGTTCAATAAATAAATTGGCTATTAAAGATTCTTGAGGGTGACCAGGAACAAAAGGATGATAAACATCAGGATTATTTTTTACACCTTTTAAATCAGGATCAAATTTTTCAACATTTTTTCCAGTTGGTTTTAAAATAGCATTTAATGGAATAAAATATTGATCACCTTTATATGTTATTGGGGCATAGTAAGAACTTCCTTTTTTTGCTAAATCAGCTTTATCATTTGAATCAATAGTAAATTCATCACCTACATTAATTTTAACATCAACAGATTCAATATTTTCTTTTGGTCCCTTAAATAAATTTTGGCTTTTTAAAGACTTATATAATGTAACTCCCACTTCATGACCATTCCAGGCATTTTCTATATATTTTTCCCAAGTACCTAAGGTACCAGAAAAACCAGTAGCTGAACCTACCATATCGGCTTCAGATAAAATAAATTTTTCTTTTGTTAATTTGAAAAAAATATCCTCTAATAATTTTACATCATTAGTATCATCTAAATCAGGATATCCTTTAGGAAATTTATAAGCGAATTTTGTAAAAAATTTATCTAATACATCCATTATGCTTCTACATCTACGTTAACATCTACCTCATCTTCAACATCTGCAGTTTCAGTACCGGCATCAGCATCAGCATCTGCTTCGCCTTCTACTTCAGCACCACTAGCAGGGCCTACTCTTAATAGTCTGTTAATCGCTAAAGCACATCTTTCTTCTTCGTCTAGATTAAGTAGATAATATTTTTTTCCTTGTACTTGCCCTATCCAACTTTTGATTGTGTACATTAAAAGAAAATTTTCTCCATTTAGTAAATTGATTCTAAAAGTAGTTGGTCTTGGGGCAACCCAATCAACCGATTCAATAAAAGAATCAAACTCATCAGTTAATAAGTTAACAATAATATCTTTTAAAGGGGGAAATTTTTGAATTTCAGGATAAGCCAGAGCGGCATCATCCACTTTAGTCCTTTTATCCAGTATGTCTACTGCAAGTACTTTGATTTTTTCTCTTAAATCTGCTTTGGTCATTATTTATCATTTTTTTTCTGTAAATAAGCCGCTACAGCCATTTTTCTTCTTTTTTCTTGTGATTTACCTTTAAATTGAGGTGCATCAGAGTCTGAAAAATCATCAATATGTTTTTCAAGTGAAGATTTTTTAGTTAATTTTTCTTTTAATGCTTTGTCAATTGCCTTAGATTGACTATCATGTGCCTTAACAGCACCTTTAAGTTGTTTAGAAACTTTTTTAAGACCTTTTATATCTTTTTTTGATAGTTCTTTTTCATTTATTGGTGTTAAAATATAGTCACCGTGTTTATGTTTATCAACTTTAACTACTTTTTTAAGTAATTTGATTAATTCAGCCTTATTAAATCCGAATTTTTTTACTGCTTTAACTAAAGGTGCTAAACCAGCTGCTCCACCCTCATCTTTTAAGGTTTGTCTAATTGCTTTTTCCGCTCCAAGTCTTTTTTTAACATCTTCTTCTTCACTAACTACATCAATATCAACTTCAACTGCATCCATATTATCAATCATAGCATCTATTTTAGCTACCATTTCTTCACCATCAATATAATCAAAAGCACTATCTAGCATAGCGTTTGCTTGTATAATTTTTTTCTGCCACCATTGTGGAAAATCAACTTCACCTTGACCATCATATTTATCTACTGCTCTATAAAGCATTTGGATCATTTGACCAGCTCTAGCTAATTCTTTTTTAAGCATATGTGGTTCATTATCTATGTGACCTACATCTAAATCATCCATAGACATCATATGACCTTCATTTACATAAGCTACTCCATCTTCAATTTCAAATCCTTCTTCTTCTAATCTATCAATAAACCCACCTAAAGTAACATCGTATCTATTAGCTGAATACATATTGCTAAATGCACCATAACCATCTAATCTTGATAATTCATTTGGAAAATATAGTCTAACTATGTTTCTTGCTTCATCTTCTTTTTGTTCTATGTTATCAACTATATCTCTAAGATCCATTACTGCATCATCAATTTCCGCTTCACTATATTCTTCATTGACTTTGCCTTTAGATAAATCTTTTGTTTTGTCTTGTAATATATTTGATTTAATTATAAATTTAAGAATCTTTTTTAGTTTAGAAAATTCTTTAGCATCAACAGGTTCTTTATCAAACCCCATTCTGTCTACAAAACTTTGTAAAAAATCTACATCACCTTGATCTAAACCATGACCTTCTTCTAACCCCTTCATTTCTAATTCATCTTCTCTTCCTAATGCTTTATCTTCTTCACCATAATCAGCTCTACCGGAAAATCCAGTATCTACTGTTTTAGTTAAATCTGTACTTGCATTTGGGACTATATCATCTTCTTGTTGAAGTGATTTTTTTATTAGTTCTTTTAGGTTTTCTAAATTCATACCCTCAATTTTCTTTTTTGCTTGTTTAGTTGCTATACCATACATAACTTTTTCCGCATCTGCACCGTATTTTTGAACTAGTTTACGCTTATTGGACAACAGGCCTTTTATGGCTTCGGAGCGTTTATCTAGTTCTCTTTCAGTCAGTTTACGTTCATTAAGCATTTTAATCTGTTCTATTACCTACAACAAATTTTCTTGTAAAATACGTAATTGTATTACCTATCTGATCAGTTAAAACTTCATCGCCTAATCCTTCAGATGCCTTCATAGCAGCTTGTAAAGAATCTTGAACTAATTCTTCTATAGGTGATAAACCAACTTCAACATCAGCTTTAACTCCAGTTTTTTTAATATTAATATTATCACCTTCAGCATCAACATCAACTTCAGCTTCATCTTCTATATCTACATCAACATCAACATCTTCTTCTTGTTCAGATAAAAATTCAATAATATCTTCTTTAATTTTAGATTTAAGCTCAGATACTTTCATTTTCTTTAATTCCGCTTCAATATCATCTTTAGCATCCTCAAATCCATCCTTGTATCCTTCTTGTTCAGCATCGGTTCTAGCATCTTCTTTAACTAAACCTTCTCCATATGCAGCTCTAATAGCACCACATACTTTTTTAGCTCCTTCTTTACCATATCTACCTTCATTATCAGCTAAACATTGATCAAACGGGTAAGAGCCTTCTTGAATTTTAGTATATGCTTCAGAAATAGTTTCTTTTAAATCTCTTTTATCCATTTTAAAGCCTTTTTTTCCTACACCATGTTCTTTTTTAAAGTATCCTTTACCTACTTCTTCAACATTTTCTTTATTGACTTTATTTTTTCCTGGGCCTTTGGCTTTTCCTTTAGCTTCAGCATCTCTTTTACCAAATTTACCGTAAGAATCGTCTCTACGGTCTTTAAAAGATTGTTTTTTTCCTTTTTCTGCACCTCTACGAGCACCTAGAGATTCGTCTTCTCTATCATCGTATCCTTGCTTTTTTCTTTCAGTAACTTCTTTTGATTCAGAAATTACTTCTTGCTTATCTCCGTAGATTTTTCCACTTTTTAAATAAGCTTGATAATTAAAGTTGTCCATTATAGTATATTTTTATTTATAAATATTAATTAATTCCTCTAGAATTGCCTCCTCTTGAACTATTATTACTGGGTCTTGAGCTATTATTATAACTCGGGCTAGGGCTATAAGAAGGTTTAGAATAGTTATTAGAAGGTCTTGAATAATTGTTAGAAGGTTTATAATTATTATTATTACTAGGTTTATAATTATTATTACTAGGTCTGTAATTATTATTAGGTTTTATTCTAATGTTATTACTATTACTATTAGGTTTATATATATTATTATTATTGTTTGGTTTATAGTTATTAATAAGATTATTTATTGCATTATTATTAACAGGTCTATTGCTTACATTTTCAATCCTATTTACCATTATTCTATTGGATATATTTCTATTATTAAATGTTAAACTACCCCTTCTACTTGCATTATAAACAACATTATAACTAGGATTATTAAAAGGTCCTTGATACCAATTATTATATGGTCTCCAAGGTCTTAAGTACCAATCCCAATAATTCCAAGGTCTGTAGTAATATGAATAGTAAGGATAATGATATGAATAGTAATTACCAAAACCATAATAAAAATCAAAATCCATCCAAAGTGGTCTATAACCCCAATAACCATAATTATGACCCCAATAAAATCTAGGTCTCAAAGGCCTAAAATCTAATGTAATAGTATTAAATTCTAAACTTGTAAATAAATTGACAGAGTCTTTTTTTATTTCATCTAAGTAAATTACTTCGGTTTTAACAGGCTGATAAGTAGATAATTGATAAGAACCACAACTAGTAAGAAGTAGTATTAATAATGAATATATTAACTTCATCTATTTCTTCTTTTTAAATTCGGATTTCTTTGTATTTTTTACAAACTGTTTACCTTTTTTACTACCACGTACTTTTTTAGCTACGGTAGCTTTTCTTTGAGCTTTAGTAAGTGATTGAGCTTTTTTTCTAGGCAAACATCTAGTAGTTGGTTTACCTTTTTTCATTGTTCCACAAGGGCCAGCTATGTTACCTGATGTATTAATTCTTACCCAATCTTCTTTTTTAAACCAATCACGTAGTGATTCTAAAACAGCTAATTTATAAGCTGAACCAAATGGTGCTGATTTGCCCTTATGTTTTTTCTGTGCTTCGGGATCTATATTTTCTTTCATAGGGCTAAGATAGTCACTAATTTTTTTCATAGCTTCTTCGGCTGATATATTTCCTCCCATCCAGTTATTATGGACATAATACATAACATCTTCTACATCAAAATTACTACCTACATTAATTCCAACATTTATAGCTTTTTCTACATCTTCATTATAGTCACTTAAACTAATTGATTCATTCATTTGGCTTCTTAAAAGTGATTTCCAGGTAAGCATTACTTCAGCTACTCCTCCTATAAATTTACGATTGTTTAATTCATTTTTAAATTTACCAAATAATGCTCTTAAATCCTCTCTAAATTCAGCTACTGCTCCTGTTGGGTTGAATGGTTCTGAATCTGGAGTGGGTTCTGGTGGGTTTTTTAGGAAACCGCTATAACGGGTAACTTCATTTACAGATCTCATATCATATAATTCAGCTAATTGATCTGCTAAATCATCTAGTACTTTATCAGATGGAATTTCTAATACATTCATTGCAAATTCCTCTCTACCTATACTTTTAGCTAAAGTAGTTAACCTTTCTCTACTTGAGGGTCCTATTCTTTCGTTTAATGCCATTATTTTTTCTTTTTCTTTTTCTTACCACTCATTTGACCTTTACAAACCTTTACAGCACGACCAGATAAATAGGCGGATGATTTTTCACCAGCAGCCATTCTACGTTTACGGTAAGCTTCACCTTTAGGACAAAGTTTTTCATTTAATTGCTTACCTAAAGCTTTTATTTCATATAATTCAGCTTTAATCTCTTCATTAGTAAATTCAGGATTATTTTCTTTAATAAAACGAAGTGTTTCTTTAATACTTTCATTTCTTCCTCTAAAAATAGAATCAGAATTAACTATACGAACAACTTCTCCTCTATCTTCATCATCAACAGCAAATACTTCATAACCTCTATATTGTTGACCCTGGTATTTTCTTCCAAAATTCATTAAATCTTGTTGTGAACCTCTTACGTCAATTCTATCAAACACTTTTTCTCTAACAATAAATTTTAATTTTGGAAATTTACGAGATAATTTATCAGCTAAATCTTCTAAAAATTCCTGGTTTTCTCCAACTACATTTTTATCAGATTCTAATTCAGCACCCATTCTAGGATCATCGCCTCCTCGTGTAATATTAAAAGAAGACCCTTCATCATCTTTATTAATATTTTGGTCTATATCTAGTTCTCCTAAATATCTTTTTTTATTCCATTCGTATAAATTAAAATTATCTTCCATAAGTGATTTTATTATAAATATTAATCTTCTTTTGACTTATAACTTTTTAAATACTTAACTACATTTTCAGTATATTCATTTACTTTATCCTCATTTAAATTACCAACCCAATTTTCAACTTCTCCATTTTCTGATATAAATGATTTATTACTTTCAGTTAATTTTTCTTTTACATATTGTTTAAATTCTTCTATTCTTTTATCAATAATTAAATCATTAATATTATCATAATGTTCCTTATACTTTCCTTCATTTTTTAGTTTATCTTCGTATTTAGCAAAGCAATTAAGACAAAATCTGTGAATATTATAATAAGGTTTATCAGCCCTATTCATTAATTTTTTACATTTAGGGCATAATAAAGGAACTAAGTGTAATTTTTTAGCTTTATCTAATTTAGTAATATTTTGTTTGATACCATCTTTTATAGTCCAAGTGCGACCATCGCTTTCCCAAACATCCCCTTCTTTATAATGCTTATCAGGGCTAGAAAAACCAACACTAGAACGTGTTTTTTCTCCGTATTTACCCTTAACTAAATTTCTAAGACGTTCTACATCTTGTTTTTGAAATTCTTTTTTTAAAACTGTATCCTTGCTCATAAACCTAATTTTTTAAGATCATTGATGACTTGTTCGGCTGAAGTATATACAATTCCAGTTCCTCCTTTAGCTTCCCATCTACTAACTGTATCAGCTCTATCATCAATTAATATATCATTTTTTGTTAATTCGGATTTAACTTCGTGTTTTTCTTTAGCTTTTTTAAAATTAATACGAGGTTTACCTCCAAGTAAATCACTATGATTTCTTACCCAAAGTATTTTACCTAAATAAGATTGTTTTTTAACTGATGGAGCTGTTAATAATTCATAATTATATTTTTTTACATAATCCACTAATTTTTTAGCACCAGGCATTTCTGGGATGCCTACCCAAAAGCTAACTTTATGGTCCTCATCTATAAAATCCCAAAATTTATTTTTACCATATTTTTCTTCAAATTGTCTTGGTTGCATACCAGACAAATCCTCAAAACGTTTATCAAAATTAGCTATAACTCCATCCATATCTAGATAAACTTTATATTCGCTTTCTTGTTCTTCTAAACCCCTAGCTAATTCCCTAGCATAAGCATTTAAACCAAAAGGATCCTTATTTTTGCTTTCAAATAAAGGTACATTTATTTTAGGTGCTCTTTCTCTCCATAAATTTTTAATATCTTCTCTATCTTTAGGTGATAATTTAAGTTTAAACTCTAAATAGTCATCAATAACTTTACCTAAAGGTTGCCTTGATTTTTTAGCTTTTAAATATAATCCTTCTAAATTAGCATCTATTTCCTTTTCTAATTTATAATAATCAGGAGTACCTAATTTTTTTCTCCAAATTTTCCACCAAGGTTTTTTACCTGATTCTAATTCTTTTCTTTTATCCTGATCTGATTTCATTTCTTTACCTGCCTTAACATTAGGCCCCGCTTGCATTAGATGTGAGATTTCATGTCGAATTATATTTCTTAAATCCATAGATATTTCTTCCCACTTTTTAGGTAATTCTGTACCATTTATTATAAATTTAAGTTCTACCTCAGGTACAAATGGTTTAGCAACACCACTATCTTTATATTTAGCATTATTATCAAAAATAGCTTGAGCTTTATAAGTAAAATCTAAGAATGGGTAATCTAATTCTTTACCTGGGCCAACTTCTACTTCAAAATAACCTTTTCTTTGTTTATCTTGAAAATCACCTTTCCATGCATTTAAAGTAAATCCAGCTAATTTAGTTACTAAACTATCATATTTACCCTCAGTTAATAATTCTTTTAATTCTTGTTTATTTAAAGAATCTGTCCAACTTCTAAATAAAATATTACCTGTTTCATATGCTTCTCTTTCTAATTGTTCTAAATAATCATCCTCATTTACATCAGTAGTGTTTACATTATGTAACCTATTTTCATTATTTTGATGAACGTGTACTAATTCATGAGCATAAGATCTTAAAATATCTTTGGGATGTCTTCCATAAGTAAATAAAACTATATCATTGGTATCGGGAACATAATAGGCTGTTTTACCAAATACATCCATACCATTTTCAATAGCATCATGTACCATTTGAACTTTAGGTAATGGAGTTAAAGCCATCTCATTATCCATAAAATATTTAGTTAAAGATGCAATATAAGGTTTAAAGTTATAATTACTAGAATCTATTTGTTCATTTAAGTTTTTCTTAGATTTTCTAACCATACCCCATTTAGGTAATTTTTTGCCCTTATACTCACCATCCATTTGAAAATTTCTAACAGTATATTTTTTACCATCTTTATCTTCTAAAGATAATTTATATCTGTTAACACCTTCTCTACTATTTTTTATAACTTTTAATTGTTTAGATTTTTCTAATTTTTTACCACCTAAAGGAAAACCTTTGGGTGCTCTTAAAACATCACCGGGCATTACTTGTCCTGAATAGTTAGATAAATCTATACCAATTTCAGTTAAATCTCTATAACTAGTACCTGATGGGAAAGATTGCATTTTTCTTTTAGCTGCTTCTTTAGTTTTATATGGACCAAATTCTTGTCTTATACCAGGTGAAAATGGATTATCTTGCATAAAATAAAATTTACCATCTTTTTTATAAATGGATCTATATCTATAGCCCGATTTTCCAAAACCTTTTTTCCCTTCTTGAAAATGACCTACACTTTTATAAGTTATAGGTTTATCAAAACTATCCTTTCTTCTTGTAGCTTGTCTTTCAAATTCAGCTCTAGTAAGTTGTTTATCTGCTAATCTTCTTTTTATTTCTTCTGCTGATAGAAATTTATATAGCAATCCTCTTTTTCTCTGGGAGCTTAAATCTCTTAAAAGTCGTAGTGTATATTCATATTCATTTCTTTCTTCATTCCATTTAACTTCAACAACTTCAACCGGGAAGTCTCTTTGTTCTTTATAACCTCTATATGTTAATACTTTACCTTCTAAAAATTCAGGTGGTACAGGACCAGCTACTGTAACTCTATTTTTCCAAATACTAATTGGTTTTGATTCTTTAAGTTTTTTCAAACGTTGAGTTTTTTTCTTAGATGCCTCTTTACGTTTTTTAATATATTCAAATCCTGATCTTAATTTCTTTTTCTTAGCTGGGTCTTTAGTTCTACCTAAAGCTGCTCTTACTCTTTGATGAATTAAATTAATAATCTGAGATTGTCTAGCATGTGATTTAGCTTTAAATGATTTTTTATTTAAAGTATCTACTATATCTTGCCTAGTACTAAATTTAATACCAACTGTATCTTTTGGATCTTCGTCTGTGTAGAGTCTACGTCCTGATCCTTTAGGTTTTTTACCAGTACCTTTTTTAGGATCCTTTTTCTTTTTTCTACCTTCTGTTACTTTATCAGATATCATTTGATATACTTGGTCTACTTCTTCATCTTTTAACTCATCAGGTAAATATGGTATTAATTTTTCTTTACTTATTTTACCTGCTTGTCTAGCAGCAGTACCAGATGAACCTCCCTTAGTAATTATAGTTCTTAATTCTAAGTTAGGATAATTATCTAATTTTGTAGTTCTAGCAGCTATATCTTTAAAATCATCTTCATTACCTTCTCTCGCACCTAAAATAAATAAAACATCCTCATCAGGATTATTTTTAGCGTAATCATAAGTAGCTTTTATTGGAGGTACACTACTATATTTTATATTAATATTAGCTGATACTGGAAGGTATTGTTTGTAAATATCCCATATTTGAATAGATTCTTCAGGAGTAACACCATCTCTTTCTTTACCTCCTATATTAATAACAAATTCATCTATATTAGGGTTTTCTTCTATAGCCTGTTTTACAACCTTAAAATGGCCTTTTGTTGGTGGTTTAAAACCTCCTCCATATACTGCTACTACCTTCTTTTTTTCCTGTTCAGGTAACAAATCCTTAATTAATTCATATACTAAACTCATGAATTTAAAAATTGTTTTATTTTAGATTGTGCTTCTTCTTTGGATACAGAATTATCTATTATTTCTTTTGCTCCGTCATCACTTAGTAAAGCTTGGATTTGAGCATTAGTTTCAGCCTTTTGTTTTTTTCTTTTTTCTATTTGAGCAGGAGTTTTAGGTTTAGTTCCTGTAGGTTTAAATGGGTCAAGATATTTTTTAATAATATCAGCTATATTTTTTAATTTTTCATCTTGTAATGTATTTGCTACAGATACAAAATTATTACCAAACATTTGTTTATATGTTTCAAAATTTTTAGTTACTGATAACCAAGTGCTCATTACAATAGCGGGTGCTAAACTTCTATCTTCACCACCTGATTTTTCAAATCTATCTTGGTTTTGTTTTAATGAACGTTCTAAATCAGTATAAACATAAAGCATAAACACATCATATCCAGCTTCCTCTAATTCATTTTTTAATATTTCTGTTTGTTTAACTGATGCTGCAGTTCCATCTAAAATAAATGATTCTTTACCTTGAATTGTAGCTGCAACTTTACCTTTGAACTCTTTATTTGCAGCAGCCATAGCTTTTGCAGATTGGCTTCTTTCTTCAGGAGTTGCATTTTTTAAATCAAGTGATACATTTGCTTTTTTAAGTAAATCAATATAAGTATTATCTACATTAAGGACTTTAAGATTACCTAAATCTAATCCACTTAAGACAAATCCTTTACCAGCACCAGGAGCACCAGCTAAAATAATAGCTTTAGGACCATTTAGTTGTTCAATTAAAAGATTATAGAGATTGACCATATGTTATAAATATACGAAAAGAATCCTGGAAATCCTAATTTTTACATAGATATTTAATAACCAAATCTGGACTTCTGAGCGTTAAAATTTTGTAATACTTCTGCCTGAGTGAAAAATTTATTATAAACTCTAAAACAACCCATTTGACCATTAAAACCATCTCTAGGTTTTGCCTCATTTT